GGTCTCGCCCTTTTTGAACGCGGTGGTCATCGCGTCGCCCATGGTGTTGAACAGCTCCCCGGTGAATTGCGCGGCCTCCCCGGCATCGCGGATTTGCTGGGCGGTCTGGGCACCCTGGGCAGCCACCTCGGCCGCCTTGTTGACCGCGTCCGCCTGCGGTCCTGCCGGGGCAGTTTCGCCGGGCGAGAGATTGAGTTTTTGACGTTCCTTCAGGATGGCCAGTTCCTTCGCGCGCGCCTCTGCCGTGGCATAGATCAGCTTGGCTTCCAGCCTGAGACGCTCCAGCTCGTCATCCATGCCCTTGATATCGCGCGCGGCCGAAACGTCGTGTTCTGCCGTGGTCACGGCATCCAACGTCGCTTTGGCCTCAGCCATCGCGGCATTCTGCGCCTCGATTCCCGGCAGCGCGGTCTTGCGCGCGATGTCCTCGGACTTGTGCTGGTTTGCCGCATATTCCGCCGCCTGGCCGCCCTTCTCGATGATTGGGACCATCCTCTCCAGGTTGCGCGCCTCGCGCTCCAGCGCGCCCATCTCGGAGGCGGCGGCGTTGCGGGCGTGAGCGACCGTCGCGAGGTTCAGGGCAGCCACGGTTTCATTCAGCGCCCGATTGTACTCCGTGCTGCCCTCCACGCCCTTGGTGCGGGCGTAGGTGACCGCCTTCTCGAGATTTACCTGCATCTCCAATGCCAGGGCGTTGCCCTTTTGCAGCGGCAGCAGGGCCGCCAGGTCGGCGGCCTCTCGCTTCAGGGCGTCGGTATGCTCGGCGTTGTCCAGGCCATACTTCGCCATGGTTACCCGGTTGAGCGCGGCAACCTCGTCATCGCGTGCCTTGACGTATGCCGCGTCGCCGACCTCTCCGTACTGGCGGGCATCCTCCGCGGCCCTGTCGGCGTTGGCCTGCAACTCCACCGCCGCGGCGCCTTCCTTCACCAACGCGGTGCGGCCCGCTATGGCCGCGCCCTCGCGTACGACCTTTTGCGTGTTGTCGTTCGCCGCGGTCGCCAGCTTTGTCCGTTCGGCGGCCAGCTCCGCGCCCATTGCGGTGACGTCGATGTTCATCTCATCGCCCGTCGTCTCGCGCGCTTTGATCCGATATTTGTTCACGATGTCGGCAAACTGGCGGGCCGCGCCGGCCTCGGCGGTGAGCGGCCTGACCGCATCCTCGGCGGCGCGGGCAAGGAGCTGCTGCGGCTGCAACAGGTCGGTGTGCGCCCCCTTCAGCTTCACCAGCGCCTCGTTCCAGAGGGTGATCTGTTTGATTATCTTATCGACCTCTTCCTGATTGCCCGTGGCGTTGGCGTCGAGAAGCCGCTTTCTCGCGTCCTCGATGCCGGCGACTTCGGTCGCCTGTTTCGCCTCGTTTTCAGTCAGGAGCTTGCTGAGCACGCCGGCGGCGTCGCGCTCCTTCTGTGCGGCGTCAATCCTGTCCTGGGAAGTCTGCCTGACGCCATACACGTCACCTTCCGGCGAGGGCGGACCGAGGTATTGCGGACCGATGCCCGGCGAGGCGCCTGGCTGCCTCTCCATCTTCGTGAGGTATTCGGAGGTCTCTTTTTTCAGCAGCGGGCTGCCGACCTTGTCGGGACCGGCGTTGTAGCCGATCTCCACCGAGCGGATATCGTGACGGAACTGCGTGTAAAGGTCCTGCAGAATGAGCAGGCCCATACGCCGGTTGTCTTCCTCTTTCGTGATGTCGTAGTGCGTGCCGTGGGCCTCGTTGTAGCCTGCAGCTGTCGCCGGCATCACTTGCATCTCGCCCAACGCGCCCGCGCTGCTTTTCAGCACGCCGCCATGTACGTTGAACTGCGATCCGCCGCTTTCCACCCCGGCGATTTTGATCGAAAGGTCAGCGACTGCGGGCGCGATGTTCTCCAACGCGCGGGCCGACGCGAACAATTTCTCCTGCGCGGCATCGGAAATCGGACGCCCTTGCCCAGCGCCGGCGCTTTCGCCAACACCCTCGGGCAGCGGAGCCACAGCGGCGCGTCCCGTGGCCCAGTTAACGCCGGCGGCGATGGCGTCGAAATACCATTTGATGCTCAGGATATCGTCAGTCATGGCATGGACCTGATCCACCATGGCCGCGTTGACGGTGGCGCCAAAGCCCTGCTCGCCGGAACGCGCGGCATGGTCGGCTCCGGTGATGGCCTTCGCCAGATCGCTGAAAGCCTGCTCCAGCGGGGTCACCCGTTCCGTGGCGCCCCCAACGGCCTTCTGCAGCGCCACCATAAATTCGGCGAAAGCCCTGGTCCGGTCTCCGCTTTCAACGAGCAGCTTGATATGGTCCACGAGAGTCTGGTCGAACGGGCGGAATCCCTTGTCGCTCAGGATTTGCGCTTCCTGGCCGGCATCTTTCATGGCGCCGGCGAGTGCCTTGGCTTCTTCGGGGAGTGAGGTGCCCAGGCTCATGGCGAGGTCGTTCGCCGCTTTGGTGAGGGCTTCCAGATCCTTCTGGCTGCCGTGGAACTGCGGCGCGCCACCGAGCGCGGCCGTCGCCGCGCGGGCGTCGGTCGTCGAGATGCCGGGGGTGACCGCCGCGATGTGGTAGGCGGCGTCGGTGGCCTCGTTCGCCATGTCCCGGAAGTCGTTCCGGCGCGCGGCCATCATGTCCATCATTTCGTTGAGCCGGCGCGACGTCACCTCCGCATAGACGCCCAGCGCAACTACGGAGGCGGACACTGCGGCAAAGCCAATGATCGCCAGCCCGACCGGCGACGTGATGGCCTTCCAGGCAAGCTCCGCGATCTTGTCGAGTTCGCCCATGCGCTCTGCCAGGACCATCAACGAGCCGGGAATGCGGTTGAAGTTCCCGGTGACAACCTCGTGGCCGAGAACCATAAACTCGCGCGCCGTGCCAGCCGTGGCGAGCTGCAGTTTGCCCTGCTCCTCGGTGGATTTCTCCAAATCCTCAATGGACTTGGAAAATTCCTTGCTGGCCTTCGCCCTCGCTGCCGTCGCCACTTCTTCGGTGATGGCTCCGCTGTTTGCCAGTTTGGAGATGTCGGACCTTTTCTTTTCCGCCGCCTGGTAGATGGCAAATTCGGGGTCATATTGGGCACGCAGCCTGTCTTCCTTCGCTTGCGCTTCGGCGGCCCTATCCCGAACAACGTCCGCCGGCTTTTGGCTGGCCTTCATTTGGGCGTTGATTTCGGCCTGCACCTTGTTCTGGTCACGCGCGGCTCGGGTAGCGATCTCCGTGTCGCTCGCCAGTTTTCTCTGCGCCGCTGCGGCGGCCAAAAGCGCATGCTCGGTACCCTGCAGGGGAGCGTTCGAGGCGGCGAAGGCCGCGGTAATCCGCTCCATGGCGATCTCCGCCTGATCAGCCGTGACGGCACCGAAAGCCTGCGCGTTCGCTACCGCCATGAGCTCCATTTCGTAGGCTTTGCTCGCCGCATACACTGGGTCGATTGCGGCGCGCAGGCGGTCCATTGCCGCCGCGTACGCGTCGGTGTCAGCCTGCACTTTGGAAAAGTCCACTCCGAAGAGGGGGTTGGTAGCCGCCGTTCCGGTGCGCGAGTTGGCAGACGCCAGCGCGTTCCTGGACGTTCGCTGCGCGGTTTCCGCGGCGATCATGCGCCGGGTCATCTCATCTTCGGCAGCTGAAAGAAGCCGGGTCTTCAGCAACAGACCATCGAGCGGGGCGTGGCTCGCAGCATAGGCCGCCGTCAGACGCTCCATCTCCAGCTCGGCTGCCCTGGCCGATATCGCGCCGGTCTTTTGCGCCTGGGTCACAAGGTCGAGCTGCTTTTCGTAGGCTTTGCTGGCGGCGTAGACCGGATCGGTCTTTGCGCGCAGATCCTCCATTGCCTTGGCATAGGCTTCGAGGTCAGCCTGCCGCTTGGCATAGTCCTCGCCAGAGAGGGGGTCAGGAGCCGTTCCGCCGGTGCGGAGCTGGTCCGGGCCGTCACTGGTGCGGCGGGCGGCGTATGCGGCCTGGGCGTTGCTCTGGGCGCGGATGGAAGCCGTGGTGGCTTCCGTGCGGCGGGCGGCCTCGGCTTGGACCGTGGTGAACTGGTTAACGAGGGAAATGCCCCTGCCAAGCGGGGAGAACGACTCCGAGAAAGCTGACGTGAACCTCTCCGTGGCAAGCGCCGCCGCCTCGGCGTTGATGACGCCGGTGGCGAGCGCCCGGCTGACCAGATCAAGCTGCGCCTCGTAACGCTTCGAGGCGGCAAACAGAGGGTCGATGCTGGCGCGCAGCGCGTTGGCAGCATCCGATGCCCGGGAGAGTTCGGCCTGGGCAGTGGCCGCAGCCTTGGTCGCCGCCGCAAATTCCTCGGTTTTGCGCGTTGCGTCCGCCATTTCGGACGAGACCACGCCCAACCGGATGCCCCACTGGTCAAGGACGTGCTGGGCGGTCTCCTGCGTCGTGCGGCCGGCAATGACGGCTTTGTTCGCTGCGGTCTGGATGTCCACAAACCGCTGGAGGTTTTTGTAGCTTTCGTCAACGCCCCGCCGATAATTGTCGAACGCCTTTCCGGAATCCAGCAAGAGCTTCTGCTGATCCTTCTGGACGACAACGGACTCACGCCCGCTAAGGATCATCTTCTTGGTGGCGGCATCAACAAGGTTGGCGCCAACCTGAAACGCCGAGGCGTCAAGCGAGGACCTGATGATCGTTACCAATTCGGCGCTGATCGCTGCGGCCATTTTTCCAAACCCCAATCGGCGGATCACGTCTTTGGCTTGGACTGCACCTCCATCCAAGCCCTGTCCACCGCCATGATCGCTTCGAGCTCGGCTGGCCGCACGATGATGCCGGTCAGCGAAATCCACGCCGCCAAATCCACCCACCCGATCGGGTTTGGCCCGAAGCCGTTGCCGCCGCGCCCGCCGCTCAGCGCGACAAACCAGCGCCAGACATGCTCGCCATCGGGCGGAAGGGGAGGGCCGTCAAGCGATGGAGGCCGCTTGCCGGTCTGGCGCTCCACGCTTTCCAGGTGCTCGCGTTCGGTTGAACCATCGGGGCCGCGCACGGACAGGCGGAACTGATGCTCTGCATAGGCAATCAGCTCGTCGACGCAGCCGCCGGGTAGTTTCCCAGTTCGGCCGCGAACTCGGCCACCTGGTCGCGCAGCCAGGAAAGCTCCGGCATGGCATAAAGCTCGCGCGCCGCCGCAAGCGAAAACTCCACCTCAAGGGGAACGCCTTCCAGCGTCACGAGAAGCCATCCCTTCGTCAGCCTGGCGAGTTTTTCGGTGAAGTCGCTCTCGATGTCTTCCGCGCGCAACCGCTGCCCGCGCATTTTGATCTGCTTGTCGGTCACTGTGCGGTCGTGCGCGCGTCCCGCCTGGCTGGAGGCGGAAAGCAGGTCGATCCACGCCTGCTCTCCGGTCTCGGCGTTGACAAGCGGGCGTCGGCTGACCGGGTGCAGGATGAACATGCGGGCGGGTGTATCGACGGCGAGCCCGAGGCCGGCAAACTTGCTCATGTCGCAGCCGCCGCGGTGTCAACGATGCGGATAGTTGTGGCTGGCACACCGGGAGCCGACCCGTTGTAAAGCAGGGCCTGGAACGGCGCGGTGAGGATCTGGCCAGCCTCCCCGGTAATCGCCACGCTCGCCGAGCTGAGCTTTATCCTGGGCATGTAGAGACTGATGGCATCGGCGCCCGCCGCGCTGCTGGCATCGAGCGTCACCATGAGGCCGACCTCGCTTTCGTTAAGGAAGTCCGACACGATTACACCGTCCTGGAAATATGCGGTGAGCGTGCCGGTGCAGTTCGCGCGTCCCAGGAAAATCTCGGCGGGGAAATTCTGCCCCACTACGTCCGCCGCGGTGGGCGTCAGGGTCATCGCCAGATTGACTCCGGTGACCACGCCCTGGG